CACACTGTCGTAATGCAAAATCGTGCCGATATAAATCACATCGTATTTTTGCCCCACGCCGCCGAGCGGCAGCACGGTTTTCGTCAGCCACGCATTGAGCTTGTCGCGCTGTTCGGGATTTCGGACTTGTTCGTCGTTTTCAATATCGTCCAAAATCGTCAGGTCGGGGCGGTAAGGGCCGTGGCGCAATCCGCGCAGCTTTTTGCCGCTGCCCGCCACCTGCACCTTGATGTCGTTGGCCGTTACGATGGTACCTGCCTGCCACACGCGGCCTTGGCCGCAGACATCCGCAAAATCGGTTTTCAGGCGCGGGTTAAACTCCAATTCCGCTTTAATGGCTTCAAGCATCGGATATGCCTGGTCTATGCTGTCCATCACAATCACGCAGTAATGCTTGCGCCCCGTTACAATGCACCACAAAGTAAACAACTGCGTAACCTGCGTCGATTTACCCTCGCCGCGCGGCGCGCCAACCGCTTCGTTTTCGCCTTCCGGGGATTCGACGATTTCCGGTAAACGCCTGAATAAGAAGCGGTGCAGGTCGGATTTTTCAGGCGAACGGATATAATGCGGGAAGTAGGTATTGACGAAATACTCGTAACCGCCTACCGGGTCAAATACCTTCGCCCGCCGTTCCGCCACCGCCGTCGGAGAAGCGTCGAAACCGTCTACTTCGGCCTCGATGACTTGGCGCAGATTGGCAGCGAGGGCGGACAGGGATTTGAGGAAATCTTTATTTTTCATAAGGGCAAAAAATGAAATCGATTGATTTAGAAATATCCAAACTGTTAGATGCAGGCAAATACACGCCGTCTGAAATACAAGATTTATTGGAGGAGCAAGGCTTTAAAATTTCACTGAAAAAATTAGCCGATCATCTAAATCTATTGGTTGCAATTGGTGTTACCTGTAAACATCCTGATGACACGTTTACTTCACGATTAAACTAACCGAACTTCCTCTCCACCTCCGCCCCGAACGGCTCCAGCACTTCCACAAAGGCAGCCAAATGTTTGGGGTGTTTTTCTTGCACGAATACCATCAGAAACTGCAACAACTCCAAAGCCGTCGCCAGTTGCGAGGTTTCCGGCAACACCCGCTTGTTCGCCGCCACCGTTTTCGTAAACGCATCGGCCAAACTCGCCAGCAGCTGCACCCGTTTGCTCGGCGGCAAATCTTCCACTTCCGCATCCTGCAACATCGTCATCGTCGCCTGATACTGCACCAGAAACGACGTCATCATCGCCCGCGCGATTTCGTCTATGCTGCCGCCGGCCAGCGTATGGGCCGCGCGCAGCTTGTTCCAGTCGTCGCCCTGCGCCTTGGCCTCATCGCGCCAGCGGCGGGCGGTACCGAGCGATACGCCGCATAAAGCCGCCGCCGTCTCAAGGCTCTGCTCGCCGTTGCAGTAGAGTGCCCGCAGTTTGTCGCGTGTTGCCTTCGGATGCGCCATCGTTACAGCCCCAACTTGGCGCGGGCAAATGCGATGCCCGTAGCCACAATGCCGCCCGAAATCGCGCCCGCGGCCGCGCCGGTGGTTACCGACGTGCGGCGGCAGTCGGCATGGATTTTCTTGATTTCCGCATCCATGCGTTCCTGATTTTGTAACAATTTGTCCTGCTTACCGTTGATTTCGGCCAACGCTCTTAAAATAGGGTCTTGGTTTTGCATTATTTGTCTGCCTTCCGTTCGATTTTCTGACCGACCTCTTTCAAATCAGCCTTGATTTCACGCAACAGGTTTAAGATTTCGTTCCTGTTGTCTTTTGCTTCCGCTTTCGTCTGATAAGATGTTTCTACGCTGTGCAACCTGCCGAGCAGTTCATCACGATCTTTGCGGGCTTCTTTCAGGCCGTCCGAAATCCCTTTCACCCAATACCACAACAAAGCAATCAGAAACGACACCAACGTGCCGAACACATATTCCACCGTAATCGGCGTATCTCCGCTCATCACACTTCTCCAAACACCACCCGGCAGGCCGCCATACCATAAGGCATGCTGTCGGATTCGACAATCAGCGCATCCCCGTCGGCTTCCACTTCAAACTTTTCCGCCAGCGCCTGTTTGACTGCCGCGAATTGATGCTCGAAGGCCACATAGCCCAAATTAACGACAAACGTTACCTCAAACCGCGCATCCATCCGCATCGCATAGCCCCACATCGTGCGGCTCAAAGTTTCGGCCACCGCCGCGATGAACGGCTCCTGCTCGTTGGCCTTTTGCAGCCCGATTTGCAAACCCGCTTGGCGTACCGCCAGCTGGCGTTCTATCAATTCACGATACACGGTCATTCTTTGACACCTTTCACCCACTCCCGCCATGCCGCGTTTTGATTTTCCAATTCCGCAACATAGCCGCCAAACTCCACCGCATGCTCCAGCAGCGCATCGGCACTGCCGCTTTCCGGCGGCGCGGGGCGTGCCGGCGGCACCATCAGGGCGGCAGGCGGCGCGGGCATAACCGGCACCTCGACCGTTTTAATCGGCACCGTATCCGAGGGCTTGGCGGTATTGGCGCAGCCCGTTAGTGCCCAGACCGTCAATACAAGCATTGCCGGCAATGCTTTTATCCTGTTCGATTGCATGACGAATCCCCTTCCTGTATTGCTGTTTCAGACGGCCTATTTCGGCATTTGCCGCCGCCAGCTTCATGCCCGTCTGTTGCGTTTTTTCCGCCTGCTCCTGCTGCCGTGCGTTGGCCCGTTCCAATTCCGCGGCAAAGGCCCGGCTGGATGCCAAGAGCGCGGCGGACTTGTCTTTTTCCGCCTGTTCGATAATGACCTGCTGTTTGTGATAGGCCGTCTGAAAGCCCTCACGGTAGGCCAACCCCAATGCCGCCGCCAGCAGCAACGCCGCGACCAAATGGGGCAGGTATTTAATCAGTTTCACGGGCATGGCCGCTCTCCAATTCCTGCCGCTTCACGCTGACAAACGAGCGCGCCACGGCATAGCCGCCCACGATGCCTAGATAAACCGCCCAAATTTCCGCCGACGGGTCGGGCAACATCACAAATTTAAATGTCCCAGCCGCGCAGGCGACGTTTGCCCACAGCTTCGAGTGCGACACCTTACCCGTCGCGGGGTTTTTAAAAATATCAAAAATTCCCATCCCAACCCTCAGTCATTTTTTACTTCTATTCCTCTTTTTACGTGCCGCCCGTTTGGCGGCGGCCACACCCGACTTGCCCGAACGCAGGCCCGGATGCTGTTTCAGACGGCCGATACGCTCCGGTTCAATCACCCATTCGGGGTTATTGGTAGACAAAGCCGCAAGACACAAAGCAAGCAAAGACTTTTTCATTTTTCAGACGGCCTTTCCATTAACGCCCAACTCGCGGGCAACCGCATCCGCCACCGCACGGCAGATAATCCACTTGCGCTCTTTAAACAACTTTAAATCAGCGTCATTGCTGATAAAAAACGGCTCGAACACAATGCCTCCCGCCTGCGCATAGGCCAAACGGCTGTGCTGCCCCGCATTGTCCGGCTTAAACCCGCCGTCGCCGCGCAGCTTCCAGCCGGTCGCATCGGCCACGGCGCGGCTCAACACCTGACACCAACGCTTGTTTTTCGGCGTACTCAATGCCTCGACGCCCGTCGCCGCCTTGCTGGCAGCAGCGTTAGTGTGGTACTCAATCGCCACATCCGAGCCGCGAATCAGTTTGACCGCCTCGCGCAGAGGCAGATTTCCCTTGCCCTCGCCGTCGGTTTTGACCGTCAAACCATAATCGTTGCGCAAAATCGATGCCGTAATATTGCGCATATCCTGTGCAATATCCGCCTCACGGTCGCTGCCGTTCACCGCGCCCGGGTCGGTGTTGCTGTGGCCTGCGGTCAACACAATAATCTTGCCCATAAAGTCGTCCTGCTTAGTCTGTTATCGAGCCTTGATTATCCCGTCCGCCTATACCGCACCGCGCCTGCCCCATGTCAGACAGACAACAAAAAGCCCGAGGGCTTTCGCTCTCGGGCTGGTTTAGAGGTATTTCAGACGGTCTGTCTTTGGACAAATTCTACATTATCCATCATTTGACGCAAACCTTCGGCAGGAAAGGAAACCAAAGCGGCCATTTCAACAGCGTCCAAACCATGCCGGCAGCTTTCAGCCTCATACAGCAGCGTAGTCAGCATACTCAAAGCGGCTTGCGCTTTAGTCAGCGTATGGTAATCGTCCTCGCTCATAAAGTATCCTGTTTTCATGGCTTAGCCCTCCAATCCCAAAGACTGCTGTACCGGAGGCAGACTGCGGCGGTACGCCTTCGCCTGATAGGACAACACGCCTAAATCGTCCAACTGCTTCAACCGCTCGCGTACCGACGTGCGGGAAATATCCAGCAGTTTTGCCATTTCCGTCTGCTTCAGGCCCAAGCCGTAATAGCGGGCAAGGTCGGCAAGCTCGGGATGGTCTTTCAGATAAGCCGCCTGAAGCCGTTCGGCACGGTCGTGCATCCATTGCAGCTGTTCGCGGTCGACTTCGAGCATGTCGGCGGCGGGTTCGGTCAGTTTGGTTTTAGCCCATGCGCGGAAGGCTTTGGCGTTGGGTGTGTTGGCAAAGAAGCTCAACAGGTTGCAGCCGGAATGGGAAAAAATCCTTGTATTGTAATACTTTCCGTCAGCCGCCATCAATTTGATGGTAACTGAATCTTTCTCTTGAAATTCATCAAGATGGCGGTTGTAGAGATTATTCACGCCATCGCGGGCGCGTTTGTCGGAAAAGCCCAAAGCCAAGCCGAGCTGTTCGGCGGTCAGCCATTTGCCGCCGTTGTGGTCGATAATGTCGATTTGAGACGGGTTGAATTGTTGGATGATTGCATTCATGATAGAATATCCTTTCTAAATGTAGGAGTTTAGATTGAGAACTATCGCTAAATAGTTCTTACTGGTCGCCGTCAAGTTGGATATTCAGTTTGATGGCGATTTCTCTTGCCTGTCCGTAGCGGCATTTGGATTTGCCGTTTAAGACCCGGGTGACATCTGTGGAGTTGTAACCGTTTTCGCGCGCCCACTGTGCGGCAGTTTTGTTTTGATCGCGCAGCCATTGTTTGGCTTCGGAAAATGTGCGTTTTTTCATGGAAAATCCTTTCAAAATAAAGCGTTTTAGGCTATAATTAACATCAATTTAGGTTAATTGAACCGATTTGTTGTTATTATGGTTACAACAAATTGGGTTGTCAAATGCTTTCTTGAGGATTTATGGAAAATAATTTCGAATTAAGTGCTAAGTCATTGGGCGAACGGCTAAAAAAAATCCGTACCCAACATGGAATCTCGCGTGATCAATTGGCTGAGCTATTCGGTTCTAGTCGAACAACAATTCAAAATTACGAAAACGGCGAGCGTAGCCCGGGCGCGGAATACTTGGCAAACTACTACAAATTTTTCGGTGTCAATCTGCATTGGCTGATCACTGGAGATGGTGCGGCTCAGTTTCAAAGTTTTCTATCGGAAGGAGCCGCCATCAACAGCCCCCGCGAGGAAATGATTCTGCACCTGACCCGTCAGCTTAATCCGCAGGCACTCAACCATCTTCTTGATTTTCTAATGAATATCCAAGGAATTAAAACCAATTAAAAAGAAAGCTGACCAACCTGCTTTCTTAAACGAAATCAAAGAAAAAAGGCCGTCTGAAACCCTGTTCAGACGGCCTTTTTTCCATAAATATTCAAAACAACCCTTCCTGTACCCCCTCATTATCCGGCTTCTTCAGAATCCGCCAGATATGGCGGTCGGTCAGTCCGTGCGCCAAAGCCAAATCGTTCACCGCCTCATAAGCCGGTACGCCTTTACCCGTCTGCGCGTCGAAGCGGCGGCGGATATGGCGGTCGCGCAATTCCAACAAAGCCTGCTCGCATTTCGGAATAAACAAATCGCAGGGAGCCAGTGCTTCCACCATTTTTTCCATCGCCGCACCGCCGACGATTTCCTCCAAATAAGCCAGCCGCGATTCGCTGCCTTTGGTACGTCCCTGCCGCAGCGGGTAGGTCGTGCCGCCCAAGTTTTTCACCAGTTCCACCGTTTCTGTCAGCCCGATGATCGTAATCAGTGCCAGCACACTTTCGGGCAGCAGGTGGCGCACCGCCTCAAAATCTTCTTCATCCACCGTCATCATTGCTCTGCCGCCTTTTTTGCCTGTTCCTTATTTGTATGGATTTGCAGTGCCTGCACCAACTTGTAGAGCTGCTCGGGTGTCAAAAATCGTACCAAATCCTTGCCGAACATCCTTTTGGCCATCCCGTCGGCGTACTGCCAGCTTTTATCGCCCACCGTCAACAGCGCCTCCAGCTTATTCAGCAGGGCTTCGCGGTCGGGCGTCAAATGAGGGCGGATACCTTTGCCCTTCGGTGCGGTCTGCTTAAAGCCCATCCGCTTCATTTCCGCCGCCACTGCCTGCAATTCGGCCAGATTCATCTGCGTGCAGGATGTTTTGCCGCACACACGCGCCAGCATCGCACGGTAAACATCATCTTCCATCCCAAGCTGGCTTTGCGCGATTTTGATTTTCGCAATCAGCCCCTTGCGTTTGTATTGTTCGTCTGTGCTCATGGTTTTCCTCGTCGCTAAAACTTCAAACTGAAGCGGACTGTTCAAAAATCCGCTTGGATTTGGGGTTTCGGACGGGCGGCATACCCTGCCGCCCGTTATCATCAGCCATCAACCCTTGAGCAAATCCTTCAGCCCTTTGGCCGGTTTAAACTTCGGCGCGCGGGTGGCGGGGATGGCAATCGTCTCGCCCGTTTTCGGATTGCGCCCCTGCCGCTCGGCGCGTTGGGCCGTGGCCAGTGTGCCGATGCCCGGCAGGGTAACTTCGCCGCCTTCGAGCAATTCGACCTTCACCGCCTGCTCCAGCGCGGCCAGCACGCGCTCGGCTTCGGTTTTGCTGACATCGGCGTGTTTGGCCAGTACGCTAATCAATTCGCTTTTTTTCATGGTTTTAACTCCGTTTTAAAGTGGTTTAAATGCGGCAAACCGTGCCGCGCGGTTGGTTTATAGTTTCAGACGGCCTAATGTCTACGGACGGGCGGTGTCATCATCTGCGCCGCCTGCATCATCTTGCTGATTAACACAGCCGTTTGCTGCGCGCCCGTTTTATCCTTTGCATCCGCCGCCGGGAGGTCGCCCTTGAAATTAACGGCGGTGCCTTCAGGCATGTCTTCGATTTCAATAATGATTTTTGCCATGTCTTTACTCCTGCCAGCCGCCCAATAATTCGGCCAGCTCGTCCAGTATGCCGGTCAGTGCATGAGCCATGATAATTTGCGACGCAAAGGCATTGCCGGCGGCATCGTCGTCTTGGCTCTCGGCATCCTCCTGCAAGTGGTCTAGGTAGCTGATGCGCTTCAAGGTCAAATCCTGCGTCAGCACCAATACCACGCTCTCACGCCATACCAAGCCCAGTTCGACCACGCGCTTACCGTTTTTCACATGCCGCACCACCTCTTCGGCGGTTACATCTTCGCGCTTAATACGTACTTCCGGTGCCATATCGCCCGCACCGACCAAAGCCACGTAGTCGCCCAATTCAAACTGCCCGTCGGCCTCGCCGCGCAGCAGCCATTGGTTCATCAACTCAGATACGGAGTGGCGGGTAAAGGTGGGGTGGGCCGGCAGTCCGCCCAGTGCTTCGCGCAGGTGGCTCAACAGGGTTTCGGCTTTGTTGCCGGTTTGGTTGATGAGCAGGTAGCCGTCGGCCAAGACTGCATCGGTACGGCTGGCTCGGGTAAAGGAGCGCGGCAGCAGCTCGTCAATAATCTGCTCTTTCAGCTCCTGCTTTTCCTTGCGGCCGACTTGGCGGGCTTCTTCCGCTTCGATTTTGGCAATTTTTTCGTCCAAGGCGGTTTTGATGACCGCACCCGGCAGCACCCGCTCTTCACGCTTCAGGGAGATACCCAAGGTCTTGTTGGCAGCAAATACCAGCTCGTCGCCAAACGGCTGCGGTACGGTAAAACCGTCGGTAAACCAATCCATCCCGCCGGGCTGCACAAAACGGTGTTTGTCCAGCGCCTCGGCTAAAACGGCCGCATCCGGGGTTTCAGGCAGCCGGTAGGCTTTGCATTGTTTAAACCACATAATTTTGTTCCTTGTTGTCGGTTAGGTTTTCAGACGGCCTCAACCGAGGCCGCCGGTGATTTAGGCCAATTCCTGCTCAGTCGGCTCGATGACGAAGTCTTCCAGCCCGCTGACGATTTTCAGGCCGGGGACTTGGCCGTCGGCAAACCGCTCTTTCTGATTGAGGACGGCATCCTTGTCAATTTCCTCCTTGGTGCGGATAAATTCCGCAAAGGCGGTTTTTTCCTTCATCCATGCCAAGACGGCGGCCACGCCGGTTACCTTCACGCTGGGCGGGCGGATGCGCCATTTGACCAGGCCGGTGGTAAAGTCCACCGTTTTGGTTTTGCCGTTTTCGGTCAGCTCGTCCTTATGCGCTTCGCAGTAGGCCGATACGCCTGCCGTCAGGCCTTCGATTTCGGCCTTCAAAGGCGCGGCAAGGGAGGCATATTCCTCTTCGATTGCGGCCTTTTTGTCGCCCGCCTCGGTCTCAAGCCGTTTCACTTCGCGGGCGAGGTCGCCGATGCGGCGGATGTGGGCGGTTACTTCGCCCTTGTCCTGTGCCGCCTCAATCGCGGCCTGTTTGATACGTTGTTTCGCCATTTTGCTTTTCCTTTTTACTAGTTGATGATTAAGGGTTTTCCAGTTTGACCCTGATTGATTCGGCATCTCCTGCCGTATGGCCGTTTTCTTCGCACCACATGGCAAATAACAACCAGTAGTAGCCGACAAATTCAGCCAGTATTGCTTCTTCGTTTGCTGAAAATTTCATTTTTCACTTCCTTTCCGGTTTAAAGTCTGTCTGACTTTGGCCAACTCTTCCCGTCCTTTTGCCCGGTCGGGTTGCGGTTTCGCCAACATCACACGAGGTATCAGGCGCGGCGGCAGGGCGCGGATCAGCTCGATGACGTTCGGCCATTCCTGCGTATCCTGTAAGGCCTTAAAGGCCGTCTGAATCCGCATCCTGTCCGTTTCCGCAATCAGCTTCACTTCTCCGCGTCCAACCGCGTGATCCATCAACCTCTGCTCCCACAGCGCGGCCAAAACAGGCAAATCCTGCGCCGCAGGACGGCCTTTGAGGTTCTGCGCGGCCAGCAGGGAAAAACCTGCCGCAATTTCCTGTTTCAGCCAGTCTTCGCCCGCCCACTGTGTCAGTGCGTGCACACCCTGCCGCAGCTTGGTATTGACTGCCGCCGCATCCTCAGGCATCGGACAGGCAGGCACTGCCGCAGCGGCCGACGGCTGCCATTTGCTGACGATTTCGTACAAATACCCGTGCGATTTGAGCGGCGTTTTCAGACGGCCTGCATCGCGCGCGGCCAGCGTTTCGGTAAAGCCATGTATCCATGCCGCTGCAGGAGCGGGGTAGGACACGCCGTCGCGTTCGACGGTTGCAGCCTTAATCGACGGCAGCAGCTCGTTCAACAGTTTCGCCGTCCGCGACCAAGAGAGCTGAGACTTGGCGGGGCGGAACAGCCCGATATAGCGGATGGCTGCCTTGCCCAACTCCGCATCCATATCCAATACGGCCTTGAGCACCGCCGATGCGTCGGCATCGTTGATTAAGGTATCCAGGCTGTGCACCGCGCCGCAGTTAGGGCAACGGATGTTCATCACATTTCCTCCCACATCAAAACCGCCTCGCCCAGCGTGGCCGCCTCCGCCGTCTTCAACACGCCGTCAGCCGCCCGTGCGACGACGGTATAGCTGCCGCCGTCTGCTTTGCATATGTACAGCTCGCCGCGCTCTTCCAGCCATTCCAACAGTTCTTTTGCGTTCATTTCTTTTCATCCTCATCCTTCAAAAAATCACTTCCGCGCCGCATCACGCCCTCTCCGAACTTCTCCCGGACTTCCGAGAGCACCGCATTGATTTTGCGCTGCCTCTCTTCCGCTTCCTCGCGCCTGAAATCCTCATACGTCTTTTCCGGATACCGCCCCCACCGCCTGCTGCGCAGGCTGCCGACATGGCGGCCGAACGCGAAGGGGTCGCTGTAACGCCTGCCCCAACTCATTGCGCCAACCCCGATTCAAAATCTTCCTCGGTCGGTTCAAACGGCATCGGCGGCACTTCACCTGGCATCGGCCATTCCGCCATGCGTCCCTGCGGCGGGGATTCGGCCGACACCGGCTTCTCCTCCCAATCGGCAATATGCACCTGCACGGCTTCCTGCCTCACTGCGGGTACGGCTTCGCACGAGGGCAATGCGGCCATCATCCAGGCCGCAGGCACCGCCACCGCCCAATGCACCAGTTTGATTTTCAACTCTTCCATTTTCACAAAACCTTTATAAAACAATAATTTATTAAAAACGGCAGACAAAAAAATATATCATCCGCTCAAATACTTAATGAATCAGATAAGTTTCCGCATGCTCAATCACATCATCATTTAAATCCACATCCGGATTCACCTGCAGCAGGTAATCCATAATCAGCAACAGCTTCGACAGTTTCCGCGCATTGCCTTTGGCCGTTTTCACCACCTTCTGCAATAACGCCTCATCATTCGTCTTCAACACTGCCGCCGCAATCTGTTTTAAATCCGCTTCCGGCAGCATCTCGCCCAATTCCATCTTGACCGATACCCTTGAAAACAACTGCTTAAATTCACTGTTCGGCCCCTTCAGATTCAGCAGCAGCTTGGGCATCCCTACCAACGCCACCGCCACGCCCGATTTATCATGTATCCGCCGCAGGCTCTCCAGTGCGCGTGTCGGCAGCTGTTCCGCCTCGTCAATCAGCAGAATACGGTGTGCATCACGCGGGCTGCGGCTCTTCTTATCGCCCTTCAGACAATTGATAACCCGCTCCGTCAGCTCATGAATATTGCCCCTGCCGCTTAAATCCAGTGCATGGCAGATTTCCTGCAGCAACACCTTTGCCGTATAGCCTGTATCCGGCTCAATCAACAAAGCCAGCGGATTGGCGGCCGCATATTGTTTCAATACCGTGGTTTTACCCAAGCCCGCACCGCCATACACAATACCGAGCTGCCCCAGCCATGCCGCCAAACCCAGCCAACCTTTCATCTTCTTGGCCGTGCCCGTTTCAACATAGGGAATATCCAGCTTTTTCAATTCCGCCCGGTCGCCTTCCTGCTCAAGGAACAGCGCGGCTTTTTTATCCATCCCCGCAATATCGCCGTCGTATTTGCCGTTCAAATAACCCGACAATGCACTTCTCGATACGCCCATGCGGTCGGCCGCCTTGTTTTGGCTCATGCCGCTGGTTTCCAGAAATTGTCTTAATTGCTCAATCATTTTTCGTTTTCCTTAAAAAGTGTCAAAGATGTGCCGTCATACTAGCCGGCGTCTTCCCATAAAAAATCGCGTAACTTCTTCTTACCCCTGCCGCTTTCAGACGGCCTGCTTTCCACCTCTACCAACCCGCCGCTTTCCGTTTCCAGCTTCAAAAATTCGCCGTAATCAGGCTGCTGCTCGATAATCGGCGTGGCCGATCGGCGTTGCGCCTCGATTAAATCCATCTTGTCTTGCAGACGTTTGGCCTGGCCTTTGCGGCGGCGTTCGGCCAGTTGTTCCATCCGCGTTTCCGCAAATGCCGCCCGTTTGTTGCCGTTGAATACCGCTTTGCAAATCACCTTGCCCTGCATATCCTTCACAATCACATGGTCGGCATCATGGATGTCGTAAGCCACCCGTACCTTCTGACCGCTGTAATCCAGCAATCCTTGATGGAAGTAAGTATTGTTGTGCAGAGACACCACTCCGCGGTCGGGGATGCGTTCTTCCTCCGGACGGCACATAAAATCCAACTCCAGCGGGCTTAATACATCCGTTTTCACCCTCATACCGTCGGTCTTCATCCGGTATTCGTAATATTTCATCGGCGTAAAATGCCGTCCCGTTTCCGGATTTTTCGGCAGGCTGCGGTGCTCGTGTTCAAAGTTGTATCGGCGTACCGCTTCTTCCAAATCCGCCATAAACTGCGCCCAAGTCGGTGCTGCCGCCAGCGCCGTTTCCTGCGCCTTGCTCAGTTCCTTACCCTTTTTCTGCACTTTCTGCGCACTCGCCAGCGCATTCGATACCTTTCTCAATGTTTCGGCATCTGCATCCTTGCCCTGATAAGTCGCATACTGCTTGGCCAAAGGAATCGTGATGGTCTGCCATAATCGTTCAATCTTGCCGCGCCCCTGCGGATTGCCCGGGATGCCCGTAAAATGCTCGATACCGATACGCGGCAAAATACCCGTCGTTTCCTTATCCAGCATGTCGCCCGTTTCGCCCGAGCCGTTATCCGAGTAATAACCCAAAGGCGGCGGGAAATGCGTCATCCCGTGGCGCAAAGCATCCGCCACCGCTACCGCCGTTTCCGACAACGCCACACTCCAACCCACGACCGCACCGCTGCAACCGTCCACAATCATCGTTACTTCCGGCGTAAACAGATACCCCATCGGATGCCGGATTTTTGCTTTAAAGCTGTGGCCGTCGCCCACCCAGACATCGTTCGGTTTCAACGCCGTCCAATCTCTGTCAATGTAAGGCAGCAAAGCCTTATAAGCTGACCCAGTGCGCCTGCCGCGCTCCTTCATATGATCCGGCAGCCGCTTCATCACCGTTTGAATCTGGTCATAGCTCGGCATCTGCTCGATTTTTCCCTGCTCCAAATACCATTGCGCCAGTTTCTTTGCCGCCGCCATCATCGTCGGCTTGTTCGGCCGCTGATAAAACATCAAAAAGTAAGGCAGCCAGTCAATCGCCAGCAGCGGCGTCTTTTCCCGTGTTTTTACCGGCGCGAGTGCCAAGAGGCGGCTCATGCTGTCCGGTGCCGCACGGTAAGCCCGCACCCATCGGTATAAAGTCGGCTCGCTCAAACCGCGTTCGCCGTTGTTCCGCGCATTCGCCAGCGGAATCAGCCTGGCCACATCCTCCGGCAGCCTGCCCGCCGCCGCTTCCGCCACCACAAACGCCACCGCCTTCTTAATCGGCATACCCGCCAATTCATGCAGCGGCAATACATGGGCAACAATCGCACAACGCGCATGGGCCGTTTCCGTCTGCCTGTCGTCCAACCGCGCCAAATCTTCCTCACACGGTATCAAACCCAACTGCCGCATTTTCTTATTTTGCCGAAGCGTTTTTTTTACTTCTGCCGGCAACACCGGTACCTTGGCCAACAACGTCGCCGCCTGCCGCTCCCGTACCGCGGTTTGGATGGTTTCAGGTAGCCCGGCTACTTGGTATTCCACACCGCCACCGCGCCCTTGGCGTTTACGGTACGGCCACCCTAATTCTTGAGCCATCTTGCGTAATGTAGGTAGCCTTCTGGTCAGGTTCGGCAATTCAAGTGCCAGTATCCCCTTCAGATCGATGTACTCGTTACCCATGATTCAACCTCTATGCAGCTTCCAACCGACTGATTTTTTCCTTAAGGGAGGTTGCTCGCTGTTGCCTGTGAGCTTTTTTATTGGCTTTTTCACGATAAAAAGGGAAAACATCCTCTAGCTTTTTATCCATAGCAGCAGAGATAGCTGTCGCAATTCGTTTACTACCTTTCCCCGTCCGAATAACAACCGCAACAGATTGAGGCAACACATTAATTGCTTCGGCAATAATTGATGCGTTGTAGCCCCGCTTGTTTAGCTCTTGATAGATTTTTTCAGAATTCATAAAATACGCTCAATTTCTATGCTAGATTTAATAACTTAGATGAATCACCAAAGATGTTTCATCACTATTTGCGCGAATATTAGTAAATAAATTTGACCATGTCAAATTTATTTACAATGGAGATACCATGTCTGACGAAAATGCTATGATGGAAGAAGTGGCAGACCGCCTAATTTCGGAGCGGGTTCGCTTGGGATATTCTCAAGCGGATTTTGCTAGGGAAATAGATATAACTAGAAATACATTAAGGACTTACGAAATAGCAAAAAGCAATATTCCGTCTAATATTTTGGTGCGGATGGGCAGTTTAGGTGTGGATGTGATGTATGTGTTGTTTAATCAACGCAATCTGGATCAAGCTGAATCTTTGGCCGAACAAACTAGGCGAGAAGGCGAAAATTTGGCAGAGCAGATGATTAGCGGTAATACCATGTCCAATAGTGTGATTGCTGGCAACGGTTCAACCATCAACAACATAAACACGACCAAACACGTCAGCAAAACGGTGGCAGAGGTAAAGCCTGGCAAGGAGCACATCACAGATGAGCAGGCATCTGCGATACAAAAACTAGTCGATGACATAGTGGTCATTGAGAGTAGCGTAAAACAAAAACCTAGAAGCCATAAAGCGGTTTGGACAGCCTTTAACCGCCGCATGAAAATTCCTAGTTACCGCTTGCTCAGGCTGGAACAGTTTGATGATGCTTGCAACTATCTTCGTTCCACGGTTGGGCGCTTAATGAAACAAAAAAACGCCCGTAAAAAATTGCCGGGCGACGAATGGAGAAACCGGAAGTACCGCTATATCCATGCCAGCTTCAAAGAAATTCCCGAGTTGGAGGCTTGGTTCAAGAAGCACATAAAGGCTAAATTTAAGGTGAATAGCAAAGCAGATTTAAGCGACGATGAGTTAGAGCAGGCATACACTTCCTTGTCTAATAAAAAACGCGAATTAGCCAAGCGAAAATGA